AGGTGTCCTTGGAAACAAGAATGTCTGACCTACGCGTTACATTACACAGTAGTCGGAATCTGGGGAGGAACCTCTGCCAGAGAAAGACAAAGCATGAGAACAAAACTAAATATCATCCCGATACCTATTACCGAAGGAAGAATCTAATGACTCAATTAACTATAACGGGAAATGTAGTAGCCGACCCAGAGTTGCGTGTAATCCCTAGCGGAAAAGCAATTGCAACCTTTACAGTCGTATCATCTAAATCAGTTAAGCAAGCCGATGGCTCATGGGAAAACACCGATACAACATTTTGGGATATTAAATGTTGGGGTAAGACCGCAGAGAATGTAGCCGATTCGGTTCAAAAGGGAATGTCCGTAATTGTTGTAGGAACCGCAGTTCAAGAGAATTGGGATGACAAGGCAACAGGGGCTAAGCGCTCAAAGATTGCTGTCACCGCATGGAATGTCGGTATTGACCTCAAGCGCCATGTCACCACGGCAAGTGTTGTCCAGCGTACAGATGCTTCATTCAATCCATCTACACCTGACCCATGGAGCGCCCCATTCGGAGCGGATGTTGCGCCTTTCTAACCATCGTATAGTATGCTAGGGGTTAATAATTTCCTTACGAAAGGGGAAAATGGTGGCTTGGACTGATTACTTCGTCAGCAACATTGCTGGCTCTAAAGTTGTTGTATCTGAATCTGGCAGACCGTTCGTTTCGCATGAGATTGCCCCACGCGATTATGTGGAAATCGAATTGACCGAGACGAGCAATGAATTACCTTTCAAGATTTCGTTTCGGTCATTCGATTCACTTGGCACACAAACAGAACACCGTATGTATGCTCAAGCAGGTACAAAAGAGATGGCTCGTAACTTTGCAACGGAAGTTGCTAACCTGCGTTTGAATTCCAGAGAGTTTGTCCTAGACGGAGAATAAGACAAAATTCACTTAATGCTAAAATCATTGGGTGGAAGATGACTACTCTGGCTTAAACCGCCATGGTGTCATGTCCGTTCTCGGGGCTTTCGCAGTTCAAACCCATGAACTATTCTTGGAATTGAAAAGCGCAGGATTCAACGAAGAACAGGCAATCAAAATTCTTGTCGGACTAGCATCTAAAGAGTAGAGGGAAACAATGGCAGAAAAGCCAGATTTGCAGGAACTCGGCTCTACGGGTCTGCGCCGTTCAGGTGGAACGGTTTATGAAGAATTCCTTGTTAATCTCCGTGGACTTCGTGGCGCTCGCGTTTACCGTGAGATGGCTGACAATGACCCAACAATCGGGTCAATGCTTTACGCAATCGAGAAAGTTATTACACGCCTAGAGTGGCGCGTAGACCCATATTCAGATAATTCAGCAGATGGTGATGTAAAGCCAGAAGATGAAGAAGTCGCCGCATTTATTGATTCATGCTTACACGATATGTCTGATTCATGGGACCAAACACTTTCACAAATTCTTTCGATGCTCGTTTACGGATATTCCTACAACGAGATTGTTTACAAAGTCCGTACAGGTCCAGAGGCGAAAGACCCATCTAAGCGCTCTAAGCACACAGATAACAAAATTGGATGGCGCAAGTTGCCTATCCGTTCCCAAGAAACTTTGTTCCGCTGGCAGATTGACGAGCGCGGTGGAATTCAAGCAATGGAACAGACCGACCCATCATCGGGCGGAACACACATTATTCCTATCGAGAAGGCTCTGTTGTTCCGTACAACTACAGCCAAAAATAACCCAGAGGGTCGCTCAATCCTTCGTAACGCATATCGCCCTTGGTTCTTCAAGCGCCGTATCGAAGAAATTGAAGCAGTCGGTATCGAGCGTGACTTAGCGGGATTACCAGTTGCCTATGTACCACCTGAGTACCTATCAAGTGCGGCTACAGCCGAGCAAGCAAATGTTTTAGCGACAGTTCAAAACATCGTTACATCTATCAAGCGCAATGAGCAAGAGGGTGTTGTATTCCCAACACTTTACGATGATGCAGGACATAAGCAGTTTGACCTAGTTCTCCTATCTTCAGGCGGTTCACGCCAGTTCGATACAGACAAGATTGTTCAGCGCTATGACCAGCGTATGTCTATGTCAATCCTTTCAGACTTTATCCTTTTAGGTTCAGACCGAGTTGGCTCATACGCTCTGGGTTCAACCAAAATGGATTTGTGGTCAATGGCAGTTGATTCAATCGCCAAGAATATTGCTGAAGTATTTAATCAATACGCAATTCCACGCCTTCTAAAACTCAATGGTATGGATGCTTCACGATGCCCGTACCTAACCTACGGAGAAGTAAGCCATGTTGATTTGACTGAGATTTCAGACTTCGTAACCAAGTTGGCAACCGCTGGTGTACTTATGCCAGACCCTAAGTTGGAAGATTATCTTCGTGACTTGGCTGGATTACCACCTGCCGAGCATGATGGACAAGAAGCCTATGGCGCTCCAGCGATGCCTGATGCAGAAGGCGCTCAAGCAGGATTTGATGCACCTCCATCTTTGGAAGAAGAATTGGAAATTCCAGAAGGACAGGAACCGCTAGACGGCGATTTGGAGTAGAGCATGGCAATTAGGTTCGGCTCTGGCTCAGACGGCTCCAGAAACCCTCTCACCGCTGAAGAAGCGGCGATGGCTCGGGTTCTTGTTAATGCAATTCGTAATGCCACCGACAAAATCAAGGTGGATGAGTTGGCAAAAATTCTTGGTCGCTTAGATGCGGATACCTTAGATAAATTACTGCGAGCAATCTCGGTTAATGGCGATGCACCAAAGATTGAAAGTCAGTTGCTCAGCATCATTGACCTAGGCGGGAAAGATGCCATTAAGGGTCTACGCGATATTGCTCCTCAGTTGGCTCTCCCAGCATTTATCCCTACCCAAGTTCGAATCGCTAATCCTGAAGCCATGGCTAATATGGATTTCACAAAGATTCCTAACTGGGCAAGAGTTAATCCAGAGCCAATTGCTTTCAGTTTGTCTTTTGATAAGACCAACCCTAATTCCTTAGCCTTTGCATCTCGCAGAGCGGGGCAGTTGGTAACCAGTATTGATGATTTAACCCGTCAGGCAATCCGCAAGATTATTATTGATTCATTCAACGAGCAGATTGATGTTCGCCGTACAGCAGTTCGCATCAAGAACATTATTGGTCTCCATCCAAAGTGGGCTGATGCCGTTCGAAAGTTTGAGAATCGTGAACTAGACCGTTTAATTAAGGCTGGTATCAAAGAGGCTCGGGCTATCGAACGCGCCCAGAAATCAGCAACCGCTTATGCAGACAGATTAAAGAGCGCTAGAGCAAAGACCATCGCTCGCACCGAGATTCAGATAGCCCAGAATGAAGGGCGCATGGAGGGCTATCGCCAAGCCGATGAAGCGGGATACATAGACCCAGCGACTATGAAGATGTGGATTACAGCCCCAGATGAGCGCACCTGCGACATTTGTGCGCCTCTGAATGGAGAAGTTGTACCTTGGCTTGGAACCTTCTCTATCGGGCTTGAGAAGCCCATAGTCCACCCTAATTGCCGTTGCACCTTTGTAATCCTGCCTCCAGACCGAGGCACTAAATGAAGGTAATCAAGTTCGCGCCTGGGCTTATCCCAGTTCTAAAACACCAAGAACACGACCAATCTACCCACGGGTCTTGGGCTGATGGCTCTCAAGGCTCATCCAGCGAATTATCAGATAATGAAATCAGCGACATTATCTCTGGCTCAAATACAGTCAATGAGATGTATCAAAAGGTTGCCGAGCGCCTAGGTAAGAGCATGAAGCCTAAACTTGAAGATTTATCAGAAGAAGAAATTAACTTTTACCGTGGAGTTACAGATGTTGATAGAGATGCTCAAAGATTATTAGATGGACAGGTTACTTTCACGCCATTTCAAACTTGGGGTCAGGGCATCTATGTTTCCTCTGAACCAGATTACGCGGCAACATACGGCGACCTTATCCGTTTGAAATTAGATAAAAGCGCTAAGTTGGTAGAAGGTGAAATCGCTTGGAGCAAAGCGTATGACTTATTTGATAAAGAATCATCCCTAGATATGCCAAAGATTTTAGAGAGAATTGCTTCTGGCAAAATGGATAATTTCTCTGATTCAGACATTGCAAATATCTATTGGGCGGCAAAGGGCTATGACGGCTATTCAGCCTATGCAACAGGTAGGGCTGAAGTTGTTCTATTCAATGCCGATAAATTAACGGTTAATAGAGCAGACATTGGCGCGGCGGTTAAAAAGCATCAGCAACACGACCAATCTAGCCATGGAAATTGGGCTGAAGGTTCTAGTGGCTCTGCCCTTGATGCAATGCCTTATGAGTGGAAGCCGAAATTAAAGAAATCTAATATGACCGATGAAGAATACGCAAAAAACGCTGAGATGCTAAAAAGCATTGCTGAGGCTCCAGTTTCCACATACCTTTACGGAATGGAATTAGATTTAATTGTTAAAGAGGGTCGCTTCAAAAGTCTTAGCGAAATCCCAACTGATAATGAAAATTTAGTAATGGCATCCGAGGAATACAGGCAGGGAAGGTCTGATTTAGAAAACGGTTTATGGGGTGTTCCAGAATCGGGAGTTCAACCTATTTATGGGTTTATGGACACAACCTTTGGAGGGCATAAACCTGCAACAATAGTTTATGGCGATGTTAAAGTAACTTTGAAAGATAATGTTTCGGGTCGTACAACTTTCTCCGCTGGAGATAGCCTTAATTCAACTTTAGTTCCTGTGAAAGTAAGCGATGCTAGAGCGGGAACGCTGAGCAAACAAGAGATTGCTGGTTCATTTACGAGCCAAAAAACAGAAACTTTTTCAGTACAGTCAGAATTGAGGAGTCCAGACCGAATAGGATATTTTGAGGCTCAGGTTCATGGAGGAATATCCTTAAAAGATATTAAAACGGTTACTATAAGTCAGTATGCAAGAGTAAGCCCAAGCACTTTAGATTCCCTTAAGGCTCTTGGAGTGGAGGTGATTAGGCTTAATGATAATCGTTGATAGTCCTGTTACTGGCAAGCGTGAAAGCCTTACTCAAGCACAGTTCAATAGTTATATGGCTCAGACCAATGGAACGGTTCTTAAATGGATTGTTAATCCAATTCTCAAGCATCAAGAGCATGACCAATCCACTCATGGCAATTGGGCTTTAAGCGATACCAACCCAGATTTATTGACTCTTGGAACATTTGATGAAGAATCTGAATATGACCCAGCATTGATGGTATACAGCGAGCGCTACGG